TGTCTGCGCTTACCGGAGATGAGGGTAAGGGCGATCAATTCAAGCGTGACATCTATGGCCTTGGTGTGGCTGCTGGAACCGCTGCTGGCGCGGCTCCTCGCATGTCTCCTACTATAAAATCTTCTCGTGCCACTAAGGGCGACAACTCCCCCAACCCGACTGGTAATGTGTCCGCTTCTGCATTGTTGGAGGTTGATGCTTTTTCAAAAGCAAAAAGCCCTGCAAAAAAAGAAGCCCATTTGACCAATTATGAGAATGCGGCGATTATTGATGCCATTGATACAACGGTTGATATGCGTAACAACCCACGCGGTGAGTATTTCGCGCAAGTTGTAAATGATATTTATAATGGTGAGCGTCAAGTTTTGGCAGATGGCAAAACCTTGGGCAGACATGGTGAGGGCAGATCTCAACGAGAGTCCTTGATGAATGCAATCAAGGAGGCTAGTGAAACTCTAGATTATGTTGATTTTGATATTGATGTAATTATGCGTAAGCTTGGCAATGATTATGGCTTCACTGACATGAAGGTTGATTAGATATGGCTATTGAAAAGGGCATTGGTTCTGGTGGCGATCAGCCTACTACAGCCCAAGAAGAGGCTGAAATCGACGTTCTCATGATTCCTGAGAACCCCGGAATCAAAGAAATGGGTGATGGGTCTGTCCTTGTTGGTGAGATTGAGGAAGAAGTCGAAGTAGCTCAAGTCCCTTTTGACGCCAACCTTGCTGAATATGTAGATGAATCTGAACTGATGCGCGTTTCCAACGATTTGGTTGGAGATATTCAAGAAGATATGTCTTCACGCAAAGACTGGGAAGACACTTACAAGCGTGGCATTGATCTTCTGGGCATGGAATATGATGATCGTACTGAGCCTTTCGATGGCGCTACTGGTGTAGTTCATCCTTTGCTTTCCGAGTCTGTTACTCAATTTCAGGCGCAAGCTTACCGTGAAATGCTGCCGTCTGGTGGCCCTGTACGCACACAGATTATCGGCGCTGAAACTCCTGAAGTCGCCGCTCAATCTGAGCGCGTAAAAGACTACATGAATTACATGCTCACTTACGAGATGGAGGAGTATGATCCTGAAACGGATCAGATGCTGTTCTATCTGCCGATTGTTGGTTCTACTTTCAAGAAAGTTTACTTTGACCCGTTGCTTCAACGTGGTGTGAGTAAGTTTGTTCACGCTGAAGACCTTGTTGTGCCTTATGGCGCAACTGATCTGCTTACATCTCCGCGCATCACGCATGTTATTCGCATGGATAGTAACGAAATTCGCAAGATGCAGATTGCTGGATTTTATCGTGATGTTGATGTTCCAGATAGCGGAAACCAGAACAATTATTCTGAAGTTCAGGAATCCATTGATGAAGCGCAGGGTGTGCAGATAGCTGGGCCATCACAAGAAATGACATTGTATGAGGTCCATACATCTCTTGATCTTGATGGCTTTGAAGACATGGATGCAGATGGGGAGCCTAGCGGCCTCCGCGTTCCGTATATTGTGACCATTTTGGAATCTACTGGCGATATTCTAGCCATTCGCAGGAACTACGATCAGAACGATGCTCTGATGCGCCGTCAGCAATACTTTGTTCACTACAAATTCCTGCCCGGACTTGGCTTCTATGGCTTTGGCTTGACCCACATGATTGGGGGGCTGTCTCAAGCCTCTACAAGCATCCTACGACAGCTTATCGACGCTGGTACGCTATCTAACCTACCGGCTGGCTTTAAGGCGCGTGGTGCGCGTATTAGGGATGAAGACGAGCCACTTCAGCCCGGCGAGTTCCGTGATATCGACTCTGCTGGCATGGATATTCGTCAATCCATTATGACACTGCCTTTCAAGGAGCCATCAGGTACGCTTTACAACCTTCTTGGCACCCTTGTTGACTCTGGTCGCCGCTTTGCGTCCATGGCTGACATGAAAATTAGTGAAATGAGCGGTGAAACGCCGGTTGGCACGACCATGGCCATTATGGAGCGTGGCACAAAGGTAATGAGCGCTATTCACAAGCGCCTTCATTACTCTCAAAAGATTGAATTTAAGCTTTTGGCTAACGTTTTCGCCAGATTTAACGCTCCTGTGTACCCATATGCGGTTCCGGGCGCTCCTCCAGAGATCATGCAAAGCGATTTTGACGCCAGAATTGATGTTTTGCCGGTTTCTGACCCGAATATCTTCTCTATGTCGCAAAGAATTGCTTTGGCACAGACTGAATTGCAGCTTGTTCAGTCAAATCCTGAAATTCATGGCGGTCCACAGGGTCTATATCAGGCATATCGCAAGATGTATGAGGCTCTAGGCGTAACAAACATTGATTCGATCCTGCCAAGACCCCCAGAACCGCAACCAATGAACCCTGCGCGTGAAAATCAGGAAGCATTGCGTAATCAGAGGCTGCAAGCCTTTCCGCAACAGAATCATGCCGCTCATATTGAGGCTCATCTGGCCATGCTTTCCACGCCGGTTGCTCAAGCCAACGTAAATATTGTTATGACCATTCAAGGTCACATTTCTGAACACATTGGAATGATGGCTGAGATTCAGGCACAGCAAGAAGTCATGGCAAACATACCCCCTGAAGCACAAATGATGATGCAGCAAGATCCTGCGATGATGCAGCAAATTCAGACACAGATTGATGATATTGCAGCGGTCAAGATTGGCGAATTGACTGAGCAATATGCACAAGCAGTAGCTCCTGCTGATAACACTGATCCTCTGGTAGCAATCAGGCAGCAGGAGCTTGCCTTACGAGGGGCCGAGATTCAGGAGAAATCTCGCCAGTTCGAAGAAAAGCAAGGAATGGAGCAAGAAAAAGAGCGTAATGACGTTCTTCTTGCACAACAGCGCCTTGATTTGCAGGAAGAAGCAAATGGAGAGCGTATCAGGGTGGCCGAAGAGCGTGTGCAAGCGCAACGCGATATTGCCGCCGCAAACTTAATGAATAGGAGGCAGTGATGTCAGCCAGTTCGCAGTCACGCAAAGTTGCCGAGCAAATGAAGGCTAAAAAAGTGGAGCGACGCCATGCCCTTGAAGAAAGGCAAAAGCCAGAAGACGATCAGCAGCAACATCAGCAAGCTAAGATCGGAGGGGTATCCGCAGAGACAAGCAGTAGCGATAGCCCTGTCCGAAGCGGGAAAAAAGCAGCGAAAAAAGCCACGCCCAAAAAAGCCGCAACAAAGAAAAAAGCCGCTAAAAAAGGCTGAAGGCGGCATTGTTTCCCGCTTTTCGCGTATTGCTAGACCGCAACGCTTCTTAGGAGTCAGATAATGGCTGATGACGATTATGAATCCGAATCTTTAAAAAAGACTCCTTCTTTGAAGGATGTGATGTTGGCTCTTGGTGATGAGCGTCTTGAGATTTTGCGTTTGGCCAGAGAGGCGGCAAGAAAAGGCTACAAGTACGATTATAAAAACAAGCAATACGATTTTAATTTTGCTGACGGCGGAGAAGTGTGCCGTGGGCAGGGGCGTGTGAGAAAGCCGCAAAAGTTTCGTGTGACTTAGAGGTAGTAATGGCTGCAAAAAAGTTTGAACAAGGCACAGCTTATGCTCAATACGATCTCGACGGAGATGGAGAGATCACCGATGCTGAACTTGCTCACGCAAAGGAAATACGACAAGCAGAGCATGAGATGCGTAAGCTTCGCGCTCAACGTCGTATGGCAACTGCTAGTCTTGTCGCTATGGCGACGTTTACTACGGCCATGTTTTTTGTGGACATAGAAAGAGTGAATGCTCTATCAGATATTAGCAATCTTTTCTATATTAGTGGCGCAGGCATTGTGGGTGCCTATATGGGAGCGTCTGCTATCATGGGTAAAAAAGGATAGGAGGGCATTATGTTACAAGCTTTGATTGGTCCTGTGAGTGGGTTGGTTAGCTCATGGATGGACAAGAAGACCGAGGAGCAACGGGGCAAGTCTGCCGTTGCCAAAGCCAAGGCGGAAGCGGAAGCCGCCGTTATGGTGTCAGCGGCGACATCGACTGCCGATTGGGAAAAGTTGATGGCTAAAGGTAGCCAAAATTCGTGGAAAGACGAATGGCTTACCATTTTGTTCAGTATCCCGCTTATATTAGCCTTCTGTGGCGATTGGGGCAGGAATATTGTGGCGCAAGGCTTTGCGGCCTTGGAGGCTATGCCAGATTACTACCAATATACTTTGGGCGTTATTGTAAGCGCCAGTTTTGCCGTGAGGTCAGCGACAAAGTTTTTTGGTAAGAAATAATGGATGCTCTAAATCTTGCAGAGTATCTGCTAAAGGACATACGTCAGCAAAAAGCGAACATGACGCAAAGGCTGGCGGATGGTGCGGTAGAAACCATTCAGGACTACCGGTTCATGGTGGGTCAAATACGCGGACTGACTCAATGTGAGGATCTTATTAGAGCCGCGATGAAAGGTGTGGAACTAGAAGATGGCTAAAAAGCTATTTGTACCGGAGAGAATGACAAAATCTCCCGAAGCTCCAAAATCAGATATCCCCCCAGCAATCAATCAAGCCTTCCAAGATGACGAAGCCGATAGCAAGAACAATGAAGATCCATCAAAGATGGAAGCTTCTGCTCTTGACCGGCTTCCTCAACCTGTCGGCTATCGCTTGCTTGTAATTCCTTATTACATGAAAGCTAAGACTGCTGGAGGCATTATCATTCCCGACAAAGTGCGAGAGCGAGAGAGTTTTGCAACTGTTGCAGCTTACGTCGTAAAAGTCGGCCCAGACGCATACAAAGATGCCCAAAAATTCCCAACAGGCGCTTGGTGTGGAGAAAAATCTTGGGTTCTTATGGGAAGATATGCTGGAAATAGGTTTAAAGTGGACGGTTTAGAGGTTCGCCTCATAAATGACGATAATATTATCGCCACTATCCTTGACCCTGCTGATATTTCGTATGTATAGTGTGGAGCATGGCAATGAATGAAGAAAATCAACAAGCTGAAGAGCAAACTGTTTCTGTAGAATTCGAAGAGCAAAGCGGTGAAGTTAAAGCCGAAGCTCAAGATTCAGAAGAAACAGGAACAATTGTTCGTAATTCTGAAGATCAGGATTCAGAGCTAGAAAATTACAGTGAAAATGTGCAGAAGCGCATTAATCAACTGACGGCTAAACGTAAGCAGGCTCTTGAGGAAAGTGAAGCCGCTTACAACTACGCCAATCAAATGAAGGTTCAGAACGAAGAGCTTCGTAGGCGTCTTGATGATCTAGATAAGGGCTATATTAATGAATATGGCTCTCGTGTGGAGACTCAAGAGGTTGCTGCAAAACGTATTCTGAAAGACGCATATGACGCTGGCGATACTGACAAGATCGCTGAAGCAAATGCTGCCTTGGCACAATTGGCCGTTGAAAAAGAAAGATTGCGTGTGCAAAAAGCTCGTTCTGAGCAACAAGCACAGCAAGTGCAGGTAGAGCAAGAGCAAGCTCCACAAAGACAGCCTGTTCAACGTGTAGAGGAGCTTGATCCAAAACTTCAGTCTTGGATGAAGCAAAATCCTTGGTTTGGCTCTGACAGAGCGCTTACAGGCGCAGCACAGGGCATTCACGAACAAATTGTTGGTTCAGAGGGCTTTGATCCATCTACCGATGAGTATTACGCAGAGATCGACAAGCGCATGAGCGCCTTTCTCGACAAATCACAGGGCAATAAGCAGAACGCCCCTGCTGTTGCTCCTGCGTCCAGTGGACGGTCAGCTACCAAAAGAGGCGGGAAAAAGACTGTGGAACTAACCCCCGGTCAGGTTGCTTTTGCAACCAAAATGAAAATACCTCTAGAGAAGTATGCTCAAGAGGTAGCTAGGCTCGAAAAACAGAGGAGCGCCTAATGACTAATCGTGCAAGCCGGGATTCGCAAACCCGTGAAACAGAAATGCGTACTGCCGATTGGAAGCCCCCCTCTGCACTTGAGGCACCCGAAGCTCCTGTAGGGTATAAACACAGGTGGATTCGAGAGTCGGTCATGGAATTTGATGACCGGAACAACATTCATAAGCGTCGTCGTGAGGGATACGAACTGGTTCGTGCTGAAGAATATCCTGATTTTGATGCGCCTGTGATTGATGAAGGCAAAAACGCTGGCGTAATTGGCGTTGGGGGTCTTCTTCTCGCAAGAATCCCAGAAGAAATTGCGGATCAACGTAATTCTCACTATCAGAGCGTTACGCAAAACCAAATGGAGGCTGTGGATCGTGATTGGATGCGTGAATCCAATGCTGCGATGCCAAAGCTAAAACCGCAACGATCTACCTCTGTGTCCTTTGGTGGCCCAAAGGTAGCTGACTCTTAGGAGAGAGCAAGATGGCAAACAAAGATGCCGCTTTCGGCCTGCGCCTTTCGCGTTCAGGCAATGGCTCCGACCTACAAAACATGCAGAATAAGTACCGCATTGCCAGTGGCTACGGCACTGCTATCTTCCAAGGCGACATGGTTAAAGTCGTTACTGGTGGTGGCATTGAGCGCTTTGCTGATGGTGATTCCGGCCCTATTTTGGGTGTTTTTAACGGATGCCGCTTTACTGATCCGTCTACTAGCAAGGAAAGATTTTCTAATCATTATCCCGCGTCTACTGCTGCGGCTGACATTGAGGCTTTCATTATTGATGCGCCTCATGCCGTGTATGAGATTCAGGCTGATGATACTTTCCCAGTAGCAGATCTCTTCGGTAACTTCGATATCGTCAATGCAACTGCTGGTGATACCGTTTCTGGTATTTCCCGCGCAGAGCTTGACGTTACGACTGGTGCCACAACCGCAACCCTGCCTCTGAAGGCGATTGATATCTCCCAAGATCCGGAGAATAGCGATGTTTCGTCGGCTAACACCAACGTTATCGTCGTTATTAACAATCACCTGTTTTCAGCAGGCACGGCTGGCTTGGCATAAGGAGGCTGACTAATGGCTATTTCTCGCGCCCAACTAGCGAAAGAGCTAGAACCCGGCCTCAACGTTCTGTTCGGAATGGAATATGATCGTTACGACGCCGAGCATGCTGAAATCTACGAAACTGAGTCTTCTGATCGTGCATTCGAAGAAGAAGTGATGTTGGTCGGTTTTGGCAACGCGCAGACAAAAGCTGAAGGTGCTGGGGTACAATTTGACTCTGCATCAGAAGCATTTACTGCTCGTTACACCCACGAAACTGTCACGCTTGCATTCGCGCTGACAGAAGAGGCTATGGAAGACAACTTGTATGACCGGCTTGGCGCTCGTTATACTCGTGCGCTTGCACGTTCCATGGCTCACACAAAGCAAGTTAAAGCTGCTGCCATTCTCAATAATGCGATTGACAGTAACTTTGCTGGTGGTGATGGCAAAGAACTCTGCGCCACTGATCACCCGCTTGCTGGTGGTGGGACTTTCCGTAACGAGCCGTCTACGGCTGCTGACCTCAATGAAACATCATTGGAGAATGCTCTTATCGACATCTCCACTTTCGTTGATGAGCGCAATCTGATCATTGCTCTTCGTGGCATGAAACTGATTGTTCCGCCGCAGCTTCAGTTCGTCGCTGATCGTCTGCTTGAGACAACTCTTCGTGTTGGCACCGCTGATAACGATGTGAACGCACTTCGGAACATGGGAATGTTGCCTGATGGTTACACCATCAACCACTTCCTTACTGATCCGGATGCCTTCTTCCTGAAGACGGATGCTCCAAATGGCTTCAAGCATTTTGAGCGTTCTCCGATGGCGACCAACATGGAAGCTGACTTCGACACTGGTAACATGCGTTTCAAGGCTCGTGAGCGTTACAGCTTCGGCTTCTCTGATCCGCGTTGTGTATTCGGTTCGCCGGGTGCATAAACCAGAACAAATGTTCTTAAAAGAGGCGGCTTTTAGTCGCCTCTTTTTTATGGAGGGATAAAATGAAATTAGAACATATAAAGAGGCCGACAGGTCTAGAGTACATCCATGTTACCGAAATACCTGAAATGTTGGTTCATTTCGCTGCTCATGAAATACACAAGCTTATTCCACCTGAATTTAACGATGATGGCGTCATCGTTAATCCTGATACGGGTGAGGAGATTAGAGTAAGTAGAGCTTGGTTTTTGAACCACATATTTAGAGATTATCCTGCACAGGAAGCCTTCTCTGACTCTCAACGTTTAATTCAGGAAGTTGCAAACAAAAGTATGAATTTGGATTTCATGCCAAGTTCTCCTTTTAATTATTTGCAAAATTTTGCCCCATATAAAGGCGGTATTGGAGATAAGTCTGGAATCTTACTAAGTGTCTTCGAAAATGAAGCTTCTTATGGATCTCATGAAGATAGAGCTATGGTAAGCGGAGTGTTTTGGCTTTCCGATAACGATGAGTTTACGGGTGGAGAATTTGTTTTCAATCAATTCAATGAAAGAATAGAACCCAAAAAAGGTACTGGTGTTCTTTTTCCCTCTTTCTATAGTCACGAAGTTTTCCCTGTATATACACAACCAAACTTCTTTACACGTTACACCGTGACTTGGTTTGGTCTTTAGGTTATCATTCTCTTGTCCCTGACAGTTTCATTGTGAAACTGACACTTGCCACGACAGGAGAACAAAATGGCAAACACTACTTTCCAAGGCGTAGTTCGTTCTTACGCTGGCGGCGGTAAGGGTACTGTAACCCCCGGCGTAATGGTTCAATCTGTGCAGATTTCTTGCGACCCAACCGCTACATATGCAACAAATGTTCGTATAGGAACCTCTTCCTCTTCTGGTGAAACACTTGTTTTGCCTGCTGGCGCTATTCCTATCTCAGTCATGACAATGAACGCTTCAACTGGAGGCACTAACCCGACCATTGATATTGGCGGTACTCCTGCTGGTGGTTCGAATGATCCAGATGGTCTGTTCAATGAAGTTGATTGTGACGGTAAAGGCACTATCAAAGGCGCTGATGGCGCACTTGCGATTGCTGGCGGTCTGACAGCCAACACTACCGTTACAGCCATGAATGGCTCTTCAGCGGCCACTGGCGGCACATGGACAGGAATCCTCACATACGCAATGTCGAATGACGGCGTAGAGTAAGGGAGGCGTAAATGGCTGACGCCGTAACCTCTCAGACTCTTATCGACGGTGATCGTTTTGCCGTAATTAAGTTTACTAATATCAGCGATGGTACCGGAGAAGACGCTGTTACCAAAGTTGATGTAAGTTCTCTACAGCCTTTGGGTTCTAATACAGCTAGTCAGAAAACATGCACAGGCGTTGTCATTGAAAGAATTTGGTGGCAGTGCATTGGCATGAAGGTGCAAATTCTTTTTGACGCATCTTCAGATGCTTTCTGTATTGAGCTTGGTGAGAACCAAAGTGGCAATCATGATTACTCGCTGTTTGGTGGTTTAACTAACAACGCTGGGTCCGGCAAAACTGGTGACATTAATTTCACTACTGTTGGTCACACTAGCGCTGATACCTACACCATCATCCTGTATATGCGTAAAGAGTACGCCTAATGGCTAGGCGCAAGGCGACAATGCCGCCGCGCAACAAAAAGAATTTCCGCCCCACAAAAGCTGGGGCGGGAATGACTAAAGCTGGGGTAGCGGCGTATCGAAGGAAAAATCCCGGCTCCAAGCTTAAAACTGCTGTTACAGGCAAGGTTAAGCCCGGAAGTGCAGCAGCAAAGCGAAGAAAGTCTTTCTGCGCTCGTTCTGCTGGACAGATGAAAAAGTTTCCAAAGGCAGCGAAGAATCCTAACTCTCGTCTTCGCCAAGCTCGTAGAAGGTGGAAGTGCTAATGAAGGCCGATGAAGTGTTAAAGCTTTTGGAAAAGCATGAGTCCGATTGCAGCGAAAGATATGCTGACATTCAGGACAAACTGAAGTCATTAGATAATCGTATGTGGGGAACCATGGTTCTCATTGTACTTGCCGCTGGATTGGAGCAGCTAATCTAATGGCAATTGGCCGCTCACAAATGAGCAAACAAATATCTAACCCGCCACAAAAGGGGAAGAATATGCCAAAAGACGCTTGTTATCATAAGGTTAAGGCCCGCTACAGAGTTTTTCCTAGCGCATATGCTTCAGGGGCCATCGCAAAGTGCAGAAAAGTTGGCGCTGCTAACTATGGCACTGGTGGGAAAAAGAAAAAGAAGAAAGCTAAGAAGATGGAGACTGGTGGTGCAGTATCTGTCGAAATGCAGCCTAGAAA